GAATTGCGTAAATCAAATCGGGAAAAAGAGCGGAAGATACGCGAACTGGAAGCAAAGCTAAATACAGCAGCAACTGAGACCAAACCAATTGCAGCAGTGACAAAGCCAACGCTTGAAAGTTGCGACTATGATTCCGACGAGTACGAACAAAAGCTAGCTGAATGGTATGAGCATAAACGCGAATATGATGCAGCCGAAGCCAATGTTGCAGCGCAGCGAGATGCTGAGTCTAAAGCATGGCAGGACAAGCTTGATTCCTATGCGAAGGCGAGAGCCTCGTTAAAGGTGCGGGACTATGACGAAGCTGAAGCTACGGCTTTAGATACGTTTGACGTAACGCAACAAGGGATAGTTCTACAAGGCTCTGACAACCCTGCTTTGCTTATCTACGCAATTGGCAAAAGCACCAAGCGAGCTAAGGAACTTGCAGCAATCACCGACCCCGTGAAGTTTGCCTTTGCGGTAGCAAAACTGGAGACTCAGTTGAAAGTAACTAACCGTAGGGCGACAACCGCGCCAGAACGTACAATCACCACAAGCGGTGGTCGTGTGTCTGGTTCCATTGATTCACAACTTGAACGCTTACGCGCCGAAGCTCTGAAGACCGGAGACTTGTCAAAGGTCATGGAATACAAGCGTCGTAAGAAATAAAACTAATTTAGAAAGAATAGGGAATTAAATATGGCTAACGCTTTTTCGAAAGAAGAAATTGTTGCTTTTGAGGACATCCTCGAAGGCTTCAACGATGCTTTGATCCTGTCAAAGAACATCAACGTATACAACACCAACGGCGTAACGATGGAACGCGCACGCGACACCATCTGGCGTCCACAACCTTACATCGCTCAGTCATTCGACCGCGTTGTAGGCACTTCGATTGCTGGTGATGTTTCGACCATGACTCAGCTTTCTGTTCCATCGACACTCGGTTTCAACAAGTGCTCTGCTTGGCAGATGAACGCACTAGAACTGCGTGACGCGTTGCAGGAAGGTCGTCTTGGCGATTCCGCAAAGCAAAAGCTTGCATCTGACATCAACCTTTCCGTTATGGATTTGGCTGCTGCTCAAGGCACGCTCGTTGTTCCAATCGCAACCGCTGCTGGCGACTATGATGACATCGCACTTTGCGACAGCATCATGAACGAACAGGGCGTTATGGCTGGTGATCGTTACCTCGCATTGTCGAGCCGCGATTACAACGGCATGGCTGGCAACTTGGCAGTAGCGACTCGCTCGTTCACTGGTAACAAGTCGGCTAACGCATATGAGCGTTCGTTCGTTGGTGAAGTCGCAAGCTTCCAGACCTACAAGCTCGACTATGCAAACCGTTGTGCTGCAAACGCTGCAACTGTCACCATTGCTACCAATGGCGCTCAGGTTCGTTATGTTCCTAAGGCGACCACAAGCAGCACTGGCGGCATCTTGAACGTAGACAACCGCTATCAGACCGTCACTGTCTCCACGACAACTGGCGTTGTTGCTGGCGATGCGTTCACGATCGATGGCATTGAAGCTGTTCACCACATCACGAAGCGTTCGACTGGCGAACTCAAGACGTTCCGCGTCATTGAAGTTGTCAACGGCACTTCGATGATCATCAGCCCTCCAATCATCGGTGCAAACTCGTCGCCAACTGATGCTGAACTTCAGTATCAGAACGTTGAAGTAACTGCGACTTCGGCAACTGCTGATGTCAACTTCTTGAACGTTGCAGCTTCGAACATCAACCCATTCTGGCGCAAGGATTCGATTGAACTCCTCCCAGGTCGCTATGCTGTTCCAGATGGCGCAGGCGTTGACGTTCTTCGTGCATCGACAGATCAGGGTATCGAATTGGTCATGACCAAGAAGTTCGACCCACTGACCTTCCAGACGCTTTACACGCTGGACACACTGTATGGTGTGGTCATGACGAACCCAGAAATGGCAGGCGTTCTGCTTTTCAACCAAACTTAATAAGACTGGGGAGGGCTTCGGCTCTCCCCTTTCATTTTCTGTAGGAGCGAACCAATGCCATTGAAAAAAGGTTACAGCCGTTCAAGCATCGGCAAGAATATCAAGATGGAAGAAAAGGCTGGTCGCCCTAAAAAGCAAGCCATCGCCATTGCGCTCAATGTAGCACGCGATGCAGCAATGAAAGCAGGTAAGCCATCGAAGGCTCCTAAGCGGAAGGCAAAGAAGTGACCGACTTTCCAACTATAGTTTATCGCATACCTGGCCCATTTAAAAAGCCTCGTGGTGGCACATACGCTATTCGTCCCGCTGCGGACAAAGAGGCATTCGACGCATTGATCGCCAAGGGCTGGTCTGCGTCTTATGAAGAAGCACTGATTGCCGCACAACCTCTGAAGACAAAGGCCAAGGCTGTTGAGATTGATGAAGTCTCAGGCCCAACCCGTGAGGAGCTAGAAATTAAGGCGAAAGAATTAGGGGTATCGTTTAATGTGCGAACTTCTGATATAACGCTGTCAGAACGTATAACGTCAGCATTGGAAGTCTGAAATGGGATATACAAAGCGCCAATTCGTAACGTCAGCCTTTGAAGAAATAGGCTTAGCGGATTACGTCTTTGACCTTCAGCCTGAACAGCTAGAGGCTGCTTTGCGGCGCTTAGACTCCATGATGGCTGAATGGAACGCAATGGGCATTCGCCTTGGCTACGCAATGCCAAGCAGCCCACAAGACAGCGACCTTGATACAGAAACCAATGTGCCTGACAGCGCATGGGAAGCTATCATCACAAACCTAGCCATTCGTATTGCCCCAGGGTACGGCAAGGCCGTATCTCCTGACACCAAGGTATCGGCTAAGGGCGCTTATAACGTGCTGCTGCAACGTGCGACATTCCCGCTTGAACAACAGCTTCCACAGACAATGCCAACCGGACAGGGCAACAAGCCTTGGCGTTGGGATAACCCATTCGTCCCTCGCCCTGCCGACCCTATAGATGCTGGGCCTGATGGCCCCCTTGATTGGAGTTAAACCATGCCTACCATTAATCAGCTACCAACTGTCACACAGGTTTCCGGTGGAGATCAGTTGCCCTTGTTCGTAACCAACCAAGGCGATGCCCGTCGTTGCTCTGTTACAACACTCATTGAATACATTCAGGTAAACTTCGGCGCTGTTACCTGTATGTCAGTGCAAACAACGCCTGTGACATATGTTCAGCTTCCCGCTGCTGTTGGCAATGCGGGTGCGCGTGCATTCATTACTGATGGCAGTACAACGACATTCGCTGCGACTGTTGCTGGCGGTGGCTCTAACTTCGTTCCTGTTTACAGCGACGGCACTGTGTGGAAAGTAGGCTAATGCCTCAGGACTCTCGATTGGAAAGGGCTGGCGTTTCGGGTTATAACAAACCCAAGCGCACGCCTAACCATCCGAAGAAGTCCCATATTGTTGTTGCTAAAGTCGGCGACAAGATAAAGACCATTCGATTTGGAGAGCAAGGCGCTAAGACCGCTGGAGCACCAAAGAAGGGTGAGTCTGAGGCTATGAAGAAAAAGCGTGCATCTTTTAAGGCTAGACATAGCGCCAACATTTCCAAAGGGAAAATGAGCGCGGCGTTTTGGGCTGATAAGGTTAAATGGTAAATGGTTCAGATTCCAATCGTTAATGGCGTCTACACGGACAATGGGCCGGACTTTCGCACGTCTTATCCGGTGAACATGATTCCGGTGCCAAAGAGCAACGGCATAAGTGAAGGCTTCCTGCGTCCTGCTGATGGCTTGGTAGCTAACGGCACTGGCCCTGGCGTTGATCGTGGTGGCATTAACTGGAATGGCGTCTGCTATCGCGTGATGGGTTCTAAGCTCGTCACAGTGTCCAGAACGGGCGTTATAACGGTTCTGGGCGACGTTGGTAACAATGGTCTTCTAGTGACGATGGATTACAGCTTTGACCGCTTGGCTATCGCGTCGAATGAAAACCTGTTTTACTGGTCGCCTAGCCTTGGCCTTGTTCAAGTCACCGACCCTGACCTTGGCATCGTTCTGGATGTGGTATGGGTAGATGGTTACTTCATGACCACTGACGGTGAGTTTCTCATTGTCACGGAACTAAGCGACCCGACGCAGGTTAATCCCCTGAAGTATGGTTCGTCCGAAATTGACCCAGACCCTGTTGTCGCACTGCTCAAGCTACGCAATGAGATTTACGCGCTGAACCGGAACACCATAGAAGTCTATGACAACGTAGGCGGTGAGCTATTCCCATTCCAGCGTATCGAAGGCGCACAGATTGAAAAGGGCGTTGTCGGCACTCATGCTTGCTGCGTCTATCTGGAAAGCATCGCATTCCTTGGTAGTGGCTTTAATGAAGCTCCAGGCATTTATCTTGGCAGCAATGCCACAGCAAATAAAATCAGCACGCAAGAGATAGACCAAATCTTGCTTCAGTTTACCGAAGTCGAATTGTCTACGGTCAAGCTGGAGGCGCGTAACGATAAAGCGCACGAGCATCTGTATATTCACTTGCCAGATCGCACAATTGTATTTGACG